CGTCTAGGCCACTCGTCATCGGAAATTTCCTGCGTCCAGCCCATCTGCATACGCATGTGTTCAGCACTGTCAGTTGTTTGCATATATTGACCCCATTTGACAACGTAATTCATAAGGTGGTTTAAGTTAAATGTTGAAGCGAATACACCATTACTAGCCATGAGAGCTTTAAAAACTTCTTGGGCATAGACGCCTTTCATTGGTAAGAGAAATTCCCGAACCGCATCTTTCGGTAGCACCAGCCGCATCATCATGCACTCACCATCGTGGGGACTGAACATGCGCCGTATCGGGAAAAAATCATGTGGAAGGATTAGGATTGGATCATCTTGATGTTTAATACCTTTCTTATCTATTTTGGGTGCAGGCATAAAGTAGATGCCCCCGTTCTGACCTCTGATAAAAGGGTTTAGAAACTCTGGGAAGTCAGGAACCTTTTTGGTATCCGACTCCTGCCAAATTGGTTCCTCCTTATTTGTTTGGGGGGCAGGGACGAATTCTCTAGCGAGACTGATTGGGCTAACAATCTTGCCTTTGTGTTGGCATCCGTCACAGTGGCTGGAGAAATTATTTGTGAACCACTCACAGGTGCGAGGAGCAGGGAAGCGACTTGCTTTTTCTTCTGTATTATCATAGTTGTAGTCTTTATAGTCCTCAGACATCTTATGTATAGCAGTAGCGCCATCATCACAGAACTTTGCTATGGACAACCCTGCCCACCACAACGGCTCCTCCAGAGTCTGAGAATTAAGCAGGATGTTGGCAATCTGGTTGCAACCATTACCTGCAATACTTTTCTCAGCTAATGTGTCAAACGTCCTTGGAAAATTATCTAATTTAAGTATGGCCTTCGTGTCATCATCTAATCCTTTAAATACAACATCTAGAATATTTACCACTGGGGTATCTACCGTTGGTGTATCTACCTGTGTAACTGTTGGCCCACCCAAGAATTCTCGGAACTCGTCCCAGCTATAAACATAAATCTCTTCACTGATAACTGATGTGGGTCTTGGTGGATCAGTCTTGTAGTTGAGCGTATCAGGGGAGCGCATGATACGCGCAGCATCGGCAGTTACTACAGGGTCAATCTTTATATAAGCCATGCAGAGTGCTTTAAACTTCTCTGCATATATCTTCCACTCGTCGGTAGGGATATCTGTGTCCATGATCCAGTAGCCATGTATGCCACCACCTGAATCAATCCTTACTGGTTCTGGCAGGCCTGTCTGGATCAGAAGGCTTTCTATCCCTGCATGAGCATCATCTTTAGTTGCGTAGTCCTTGGTCGGGCCTACATCAAGGTCTATAAAGAATGATCGTACAAACAGGCAATCAGCAGCCTTGCGGCTGTACCCATCAAATGCCCCTAAAGCTACAAATACGTTTACTTCCTTGGTCTTTAGTCTTCCTATTTCCTTTAATACATCATCGAGTGTTTCTGCAAATCGGTTGCTGACCTTGCCGTTCTTGTCTATGCTACTGATACAGTAAACACCCTGCGTAGGTAATGCTTTCTCATAGAATTGTTTTAACATGTCTCGCAGAGTTAAAAAAAGCGAGTCTCCTCGCCTATTAAATAAAGTCGGGTACTCCCTACCTTTGAAGGTAGGTTTCCCCTATGAATTACTTATCGATTTTCCTTCCAATCATTTCCTCAAGGTAGATCTTAGCTTTCGCCATGTTCTGTGCTGGGAGGATACCTTTGGCGGTGTCGCTCTCAACCAAGTCTGTGAAAGTCTCAATCCTCAAAAGGTTCTTATGACGGATAGGTTTGCCACGAAACCAACTATACAAGGTCATGCGGCTAACCTCCATAGCACGGGAAACATATTCCGCAGGGAGGTTAGCCTTCACGCAAGCGAGGGCCATTGCAGTGCCAGCCTTGTCAGGGTCGGCTTTGTACAGTTCTATAAGAAACGGTTCACTATATGATCGTGGCATACCTAATCCCTGTGTTACTTTTTAGACCACTTCTTCACAACATCAGAAATATCTGATGCCTTGGCAGAGCTAGGCACGGCAGGTTTAGTCTCACGTTTTACAGGAGCAGCTTCTTCCTGTTCAGCCTCTTCAACTGCAACCTCGGCCTCGGGCATGACGGGCCTGCGATGTGAGTTAGATGCTTCATTGTCACTATCAACCTGAAACACGTTCATCCTGATAGCTGACTCAGCAGCGGCACTCTTAGACTGCGCTGCAATAACAGCCAAGTCTTCCTCACTGACCGCCCCAACAGGACTGAACAGCACCTTGGGTGTTGGTGCATTAGTATCAAATGCCATCTTGGTAATGACACGCCCTGCGCTGACGTTGTGGGATGCCAAGTGCTGAATGTAGGGACGGAAGGGGAACCGCCCGTTATCCTCTTTACCAAAAGCTGAAGTAGCTGGTAGAACCAACTGCATCACGTCCCCTGCCGGGTCGTTTGGAAGGACTACAGCAGTGCGCCAAGACAAGCGACAAGCGGAGCCTGTGCCACCCTGCCCAGAACCCTTCACGGACTTCTCACAGTCCATACAGGTTTCTGCCATTGGGCGTTTGACTTCGACATCAGGCACTTCAGAGTTGGCAGACCAGCATACCGGGCTAACCTTCTGGCCTTCTTGGTAACCTGCATCGTAGTACGTGCGAGAGGCCTTGTGTGCCATCTTAACAATGATGACATTCATATGCCGATCTTCAATCGCACCAATTTCTTTACCCCCAGCGTACTTACGAAATACACCGCCCTTGATGGAGATGCGTTTGTTGTTACGCCCACCGCCTGATACGGCAAGGGTGTCTTCGTCAAGGCCAGTTTGAACCATAGCCGGGTTGCTTGCAAGAAGGTTTGCTAATTCGTTGCTCATGTTTGAAAATTTCCTGTTAAAACTAGATTTACTTAATTAGAAGGTTTACGGACTGTGATCCCGTATTCCCTCATCACGTTCACGCCGGGAGGTAGGCCTTCGCCTTCCCTTCTAGCAATGAATTCTTTGAAGTTGCCTTGATGGATGCGGCGCTCCAGCAAGTCAACTGCCTCATGTTCCAAGATAAACTTTTTAAAATTGTCCCAATCGCTGGTTGTGTAGCGTTCATTCAGCTTGCGTATGACCGTGCCGCTGTCAGTGCGAAACCCGTTCACGTTTGTCTCGTTGCAAGCTACAAGCAGCGCCTGTTCCAGCATCTGTAATTCCTGCTTGAATACGGCATCGTTTGCTTTCCATGCAAGCTCAAGTTTCTCACGTTCGGTTCTTATTGTCAAATAAATTTGTACTAATTCTTCTAGATCGTTGTTCATTTAAATTCCTAACTCATGTTTGTACAGATCAACTAACTTCTCATGCAGGTCTACCTTGCCTTGAAGCATTGCGTAAACTTTGCGCTCCATCTCGGAGCCTTGTAGATGCACAACAGTCATGCTGTTCTTTTGCCCTACCCGGTCGATTCGTGCTATGCATTGCAGATAAGTTTCTACGCTCATTACTGGAGACCAAAACACAACGGTGTCAGCGGCGGTTAGCGTGACGCCATGTGATGCGGCCTGTGGTTGTATAACTAAAACTTTTGGATCAACTTCGTTTTGAAACCTTGAGATGGTGTCAGAACGCGCTTTGGGGGTTTTACTTCCATCTATAATTTCATTGGGTACTCCTTGTGCTGTAAGATATGTTGATACTAATGTTATGGTGTGCTTGTAAGGAACAAACACAATCACCTTGTTGCTAGTTTCGTCTAGCACTTCCTTCAGGGCATTGAGTCGTGGGGCTATATCAAACTCCAACACAGCGTGGTTGTCTGTGTAAACTGCACCGCCTGATATCTGTAACAGTTTGGTCATCTTCGCAGCAGCATGTACTGCACTGATCTGTTCACCAGCGGCTTCGATAAGTAGCTGACTCTTCAGTCCGTTGTAGTACTTTACAACCTGCGGTGTCAGTGGCACTTCTCTGGTCTGATACATAACGTCTGGTAAATCCAAGCAGTCTTTCTTCTCAAACCTGATAGCGGGTTGCAGGGCGTTGTACACCATGTTTTTTGCTGACAGCTTGGGAACCCACTTAAACTTGGATACTTGCGACATGACCATATCACGCCACGCAGTCATGTACTTGGGCACATTGCCCGGAGCGACCAACTTAGCTAGCCCGTAGGCATCCATCGGGGACTGAGATGCAGGAGTGCCTGTCAACATCCACAGCTTAGTAGATGGTCTAAGAACTGACGCTAGGGTTCTCCAACGCTTTGTGGTTACTGTCTTGTAGGCATTAGCCTCATCAACCACTACAAGATCAAAGTGCCCTTCAATAACTTCATCCTTGACAATGTTTACACCATCGTAGTTGATGATCACGAACTCGTATTCCCCCGCTACGATTTTCTTCCGTTTGTCAGCAGACCCATAGGCTATAGCCACACTGCGATGCATAGCGGTCTTGAAGATGTCAGCTTGCCATGCGCTGTACATGATGGTGAGGGGGCAGATGATGAGAACGCGCTTGACAAAGCCTTCGTTCATCAAGTAATCCGCAGCCCATATAACCGAGGATGTTTTGCCTGTCCCCGCTTCGTTAAAGCAGAAGGCCCGATCACGCAATGTTAGGTAAGCGGAAGTAGTCTTCTGGTGGTTGAACGGCGTGTACATACCGGGCCAGTTGTACTTCTTAGTGATAGGGGACGGGGCGTTGCCATAAAGCTTCGTTAGCCTACTCATCTCCTCATTGCCCCAATAGACAAGTATCTCTGCCGTGGTGCCGTTGTCTTCCAGCACTTCACACTTATCTATGTAACCAACCAAGTACTGCAAATCTTTTGAGGGGATCTGCAAATGCACTGCTGTATCTTCTACTACTATCATATTACTTTTTCCTACTGTGTTTAACAAGCACCCCTTACGGGGGTGAGTCGGTCAAGCCTGTCGTGTTGAGAGAGTACATAGAAGAACAACACCGCTTGACTGAACACGGTTATTAATGGTCTGTCTGATAATTACTCACTCATGTCCTAACAGTAATTATCATCTACTAACACGTTCGCGCTTGCTTGTTTCTGAGACTAGATTACTTTGTGAGTCACGCTTGAATGAGCGGTTCTTTGCTACGCTCTGTACCTGTAACCCGTCCTTGTTCATGCCACCCTTGTCCATTGCCTTCAGGTGTGCAACGTCCTTGCCCTCACGTCGATCAGCCGTACCGTTGTGGTTGCTGTCTTTACCTGTTTTATCAATTGAGCGACGACCTCGTTGCCGCTCCATGCGGCGCTCGTGTTCACCCCGTTCTAGCTGTTGCTGGTACTCAAGCTTGTAGGGTCTTGGTTTATTTACGTATGCCATTCTTGCTCCTTCATGTACCTGATTGCGTTGTACATCAACCTAGACTCTGCTATGGCGGTCAGGGTCTCGCCCATAGCCTCATCATAATTTTTATCTAGCATAGCATTGTGCGCCTTCTTCAAGGCATTCTCTGCCATCATGCAGGGCAGCGCGTAATCAACTACAGCATCCATCAAGATCTCTCCTTGTAAAACTCACACGTTGTAACTGGGCACCAACCGCACAGAGGTGTAGGGTTTGGGTTCCACATGTTGTGCTGGAGTGAGCCTTCTAACCGGGCCAAGTCTGGATGAAAGCTAGACCATAGCTTGGGGATGTCTTTGCGATCATATTCCTCCTCCATGATGCTGTTGTGTACAACAAACAGCAGTGCAGCCTTTATCGTTTCTACCTCTGGGAAATGAGCGAACACCATCAGTGCCATCAGCTTCAATTGTTTTGGGTCAGGGTACTTGTTGCTCCCTGTCTTGTAGTCAACAACAAACGCTTTACCTTCGTCTACGATGAGTAGATCAACAATGCCACGAACCCAACGATCCTTGTCTGTAAAATCACAAGGCACAGAGTCCTTGGTCAAGGCCATCTGGCACTCTGGGTAGCGTTCCCCTTTGATCTCCAACAAGGCATCAAGCAGGGGCTTAAACTGCTCGTAGTTCTTCGCTAGGGGAAGCCCTTCAGCTACGTACTTCTCACAGGCCTCGTGGACTGCTGTGCCATATAGCATCTGTGACGTAGGTGTCTTGGCATACCGTTGCAGAACCTTAGTCTCGTGGTACTGCCGGGGACAGTTCACGTAGTCCTTCAGCGCCGAGAATGACCAAGTGTATTGGGCTAGCCTCTCGGAAGCTTGTCTTGTGGTTCGTGCGTAACTCATAGGTGTCCAGTTTTGTTTTACGTATTCTAACACTCGCCGTAGCTTTCGCCAACCTTTTCTTCACATGCTACGGGTAAACCCCTAGCCCAACTAGGCGGGGTAGACATGCACTTGACGATGTACTCACGGGCCTCTTCTACCACCGACTTGTGGATTACGCACACCGCCGCATCGTGGACAGTGAGTGCCACCGGGTAACGCTCACGGATCTTTAACATCTGTTGTCCCACAACTATCCTAGCTAAAGCCTGTACCACATTCTCAACTACCGCTCCACCCCACAGTGAAACCTTACCTTTGCGCGAGTCATATATAAACTGCGTCATGGCCTTGCTGGTATCTTTCTTCAAATTGGAGTAGCGGATGTATAGCCCATTCGGTAGCTGGATACCCTCCTTCACAATTTTAAGGCACTTATGCTCTCCGTAGGTATAGGGTTTAGTCTTGCCCCAATTGATTAGGTCTTTGATAACTTTATCACCCTCACCCCACAAGCTATAGATCTTGTCGTTGTCGTCACGGTATAGCTTAACAATCCTCTTGGCCTCTTCCTCATCAATCACCACTGGAGTTGGTGATGTTTTAAGAGTGTGCTGTAGCTTCAATGCCCCTGTGCCGTAGCCAAGTCCAAGAATGCAAGTCTTACCTACGAATCGTTCCAGCGGGTTTGCTTTACTGATGGGCCGATTAAAAACCTTGGTAGCAAAGAGCGAGTACACATCCTCGTTCTTACGAAACTGTTCTGTTACATCATCTTGACCAGCCAGCCATGCAAGCACCCTAGCTTCTATCTGAGAAGAGTCACAGTTGATGACAACATGATCATCGGGCGGAACAACAGCGTACTTGAGTGTTTTCTTCTTCTTATCCCGGCTAGGAAGATTCTGGAAATTAACTTTGTCAGCACCAGCCCAGCGCCCCGTGTGAGCGCCGTAGTATTTAAGTGGGATCGGTAGCAGCCCACGATTGCGCTTGCCAACGTCTATGAATCTCTCTATGCGTGACTCTTCGATAGTAGACTTAGTGCCAAGCCTAACCGAACACAACTGCTGAATGAACGGGTCTTCATGTTCGACCAACTTGATAAACCCCTCGTCATTTTTCGCCAGCGCAAAGGTCTGCTTACCCGTGGTCACGCTCTCTTTCATCGGTACTTCGATGTTGTTATCTGTCAGTATTGATGCGAACTGCTTGTTGCTTGCTATTTTTTTACGGACGCTCTCAGCATCATGGCAATCTAGTGCGCCCATTAGCCCTTTAAGCAACTCCGCTTTTTCTTCTTGTAGTTCTAGCAGTCTTTCCTGTAGCAAGGCATCATCCACTCTGAACACAGGCTGCGTAAACATCCGCACAGTCATGTCTATTAAATTCAACTCGTCAACCGGGAACCCGCTAGACATCTGCTGCCAAAGTTTAAACGTGAGATCCACATCATTCTTACAGTACTCACCGTATGCAGCAAGTTCTTCCTTGGTGAAGTCTTTCCTGCGCTTGCCTTCAGCCGCTACTACTTCAGTGCCTTTTACGCCCAACTCATAACGTAATGCAAGTGAAGCCAGTGATCCCCCTGCTTCAACGCCATGTATCGCCCTACCCATGCTAAGAGTGTCTAATATGAAAGCCGGGTTGATACCAAAGATCCAGCTTAGTATGCACCCATCAAAGGCAGTGTTGTGGCAGAGCAGGGAACTAGCGTTCCACGGCAGCGTGGAGAGGTGATTACGGATCTCGTCGTGCGTGCCTGAGAACCAAGAAGTCTCTCCATCATCCACCTTCATCCCAACGCCTATGACTTCAAACTTTTTATCTCTTACGTATTCTTCTGTGGTCTGCGTTTTAAACCCCAGCTTCTTCTTGCCATCGTAGTAAGTCTCAAAATCTAATGTTACTAATTTCATTTATCAAACTCAATAGATACAAAAAAAGGCAGGGTTTTGACGCCCCACCTTTGGGTTTACTAAATTTTACTGATGGCTCTTGTAAGATACCATTGAGCCTTACGTAGGTCTTCTATCTTGTTGCCCTTATGGTCTGCACGGGTGATGTACTTGACCACGTTCCCAAGGCAATAGTCTAAACCTTTCGCTTCAATGAAGTCGATAGTCTCAATCCCCCCCACCTTGTAGTGCGGAGGATGATTGACGGTTTCTTTTTCTTCACCCCCCTGCATCATCCTGATCCTAGCTTTGCGCTGTGATACATCATATATAAGTTTCGAAAGCATTTCACCTTCTTGAGTGACTTTTTCCTCAATAACATCTTCTACTTTTACTTCATTCTTTAAATTATGCATAAGCTTGTATGCATAATTTCTAGAGATTCCCATCTTCTCGGATAGCGCCAACGCAGTAAGTGTTGGAGCGGCTTGTAACAGTCTCCTTGCCTTTTCTGATTTACTAATTCGACTCATGTTGATCCTTCTCTTTCTTGGCGTAGTGCCGTTTCTTTACACTTGCAATGCCAGCGGATTCTGACCTTGCTTCTATCATGGCATCCGCTAATTCGTATGCCAATTTTGGTGTGTCTTGTGGTGTGTATCCTTTCATTAAAAGTCCTATTAAAGCAAATCCAGCGTGTACTTCACGCAATTGTTCCAAGTCTTTTTCATCCATCATAAGGCGTCCACTTCCATGATCTCACGCAACATGCTGACGTTATCCTCATTTACAACATAGGCAAAACCCTTAGTCGCCCTGATTCCTTGCAAATTCTTTTCTTGTAGGGCTGTAGGCTTGTTACCCTCGGCCTTGCACTCTATTCCCATAAAGCGTCCTTTGTAACAGACAACAAAATCAGGTGCGCCACTACTTCCGTATCCACCCGTAGCTGGCATGATGTAGTAGGCTTTCAATGCTTTAAGAATTTCTCTTACCTTGTTCTTCACTTTTCCTTCGGGAGTCATAACAATGCCTCCGGTTGTTGTTTAAGTTTTTCTTTCTGTGCTGCTCGGTACATCTGCTCCAGCAGCTTCGGGTCTACCCTCGTGAACGGGTCGTAGAAGTTTATCTCCTTTGGCTTTTTCTTCCGTTTGGAAGATGTGGTCGTTGAAGCATTTCCGTTTTCTGATAACACTGTTGGTTTCCTTTCTTAGTCGTGAGTCTTTTACATCAGTCTGTGCATTGCAGATGGGGCATCTCATCTGCGGTATTCCCATTGCGTTTGTTTTGCCTCTATCTCCGCTTTTTTTGCTGCGGTTGTTACGTAGTACCCAAACAACTCCCGTAGCTTGACGGAACGTATCGGGTTTTTGATAAGGCGTAGCGCCTTGGCTTCGATCTGTCTAATGCGCTCTCGTGACAAATCGAATACCACACCGACTTCTTCTAGCGTGTAATCTTGTGTCATACCAATCCCAAACCGCATTTGCAAAACTTTTATTGCTCTTGGGGTCAAAGTTTCCAGCACCTCTTGAACCCCAGCGATCAATTCTTTCTTGTACAACTCTTCTATGGGATCAACATGTTCTCCCTCCATCATGGGTATGCATGGCAACTCGGGCATATCCTCATCACGTAGGTAGCCGTGGCTGTAGTACGCTTGCTTCAGTTCAAGGCTTGCACCAGCAAGAGTGCCATAGGGGATGGTGTGCCCGGTCAGTGTCCTGCCG